AATGATATTTCAGATATATTAAAATATTCTTTTAGTAGGTGGTTCGGTAGTTGTCATTATAAAAAACCTAGAAAGTTAAAGAATGGGAATAATTATATTACTCTTGGTGGTTATAGTGTTTCATTAACAACTAAGCTTGTTAAGAGTGGTTTTGGTTATTCTTCTGAGAATAAAGGAATACCTAAGTTTATTTTTGAGTGTAGGAAAGAAGTTATTTCTTCATTTATTCGAGGTTTAATGGATGCTGATGGTACAGTTGGTAAGAATGGTAAGATAAGTATAATTCTAAAATCTAAGTCAATCATATATGATTTAGCTAGTCTTTTATCTATGTATGGTATTAATTACAACATTACTACTAAAACAGTTAAAGGGTATGAAAATAATGTATACTATAATCTTCTTATCGTTAACAATGAGTCTTATATTAGATATTATGAAAATATAGGTTTCTTAGAACCATTCAAGAAAGCAAGATTAAAAGAATATTATGAAAATATTATCAGTGGAAAGTGTGATAGAAATAACAGAATGAATGTACCTGATGTTGTCAAGGTATTAAGAGACTTAGATTCTAAAAATCATTTAAGAGTATGTAAAGGGAATTATAATTTTACGTCTTTTAGGGACCAAGATAATATGTCTTTAACACAATTAAAGAAGTTTCATTCATATTATAAAGATTGGATTGAACAGTCTGATTACTTAAAGAGAGTGTGTACAGATGATATTTTCTTTGATACTGTTATCTCTATAAGTGAGCCATATGAAGAACATACGTATGATTTAACTATAGATACTGACCATTCATATTGTTTTGATGGTGTTATATCACATAATACTGTTGCTGAATTAATCATGATGCGTAAGATGTATGAGTTGTCTTGCTTTAGAAATATCAATGCTATGTTCAATTTGATGTCTAAGACAAATATTATGTTCTTATATTTTTCAGTTAATCAGAAACAGGCAGAACGTACTGGTTTTGGTGAGTATAGGGCATTGATTGATAATTCACCTTATTTCAATGAAAACTTCCAAAGGAATCCTAGACTTAATTCATTATTAGTATTCCCTGAGGGGATTTCATATGCATATGGTTCAAGTGCTAGTGATAGTATCGGTATGAGTGTAATATGCTCAATGCTTGACGAAGCTAACTTTTTGGGTGGTAATGGGCCGTCTAAAGATAGTGAGAAAGCTACTGACTTATATGCTAATATCGTAAATAGGTCTAACTCACGTTTTATCGTAGATGGTGGTATCAATCACTCATTAAATATTTTGGTATCATCAGCTACATATGAAAACTCAGCTACAGAACGTCAAATTAGGTTGTCTAGAAATGACCCACATACAATCGTTGCCGCTCCTGCTCAATGGGACGTTAAGCCTAAGAACTTTAGTAAGAAGTTCTTTTATGTATTTAAGGGTTCTAATTACTTAGAAGCTAATATAGTTAATTCTACAGATGATGTGAATAACTATAGAGTGTCTGAGGGTATGTCTAAGCACAAGTATATTGATGGTTTAGAGGATTATGAATCCATTAATAAAGCTATAGAAGAGTTACCACCTCATATGCAGACTAAGTTCTTAAAAGTTCCTGTAGATTTGAGGAATGGTTTTGAGGCTAACTTGTTAAGGTCTTTACAGGATATTGGTGGTGTATCTACAGGCTCACAAGGTAAATTATTTAGTTCACCTATGGTCTTGCAAGATTGTATAGATGTAAATAGACATCATCCATTTGTATCAAAAGAGATAGTAATATCTACAGGTGATGATATTAATGTTAAAGATTATCTGAGGGATGATTTTAGGTTAAAGTATCCTGAAAGGCCTAGATATCTTCATATTGACCAATCATTTAGGACGGATAGCACTGGCATATCATGTGTCTATGTTGATGATATCGTAGAGGAAGATGGTGTTAAAAAGCCTGTATTTGGTGTTGATTTTATGTTACGTATTAATCCACCAAAGCCACCTAAAAAGATAGCGATTTATAAAATACGTAACTTTGTTATTTATCTTGTAAATGTTATCGGCATGAAGATAGGTAAGTTGACATATGATATATTCAACTCTGAAGAGTCTAGACAGATTCTAGAGGAAATGGGTTTCAATGTAGGTTATTTATCTGTAGATAGAACAGATAAACCTTATCTTGATTTAGTAGAGATTATGTATGAAAAGCGTATAAAACTATATGATTATCCTATACTTCGGTATGAGTTACTTAACTTGTTACATGATAGGATAAGACGTAAAGTTGACCATCCTAAAGTAGTTACAGATGATGGTTTTGTTGATTATGATGGTAAGGGTAATGATGGTGTTACTGGGACTAGGGTAGGCTCTAAGGACGTATCTGATAGTTTGTGTGGTGCTATTCAAAATGCGTTACAAAGTACTGTATCTGATGCTGAGGGTAATAATGGTACGTTTAGTGATTTCTTAATGGCTAATCGAATAGGTTCATATGCTGGTATAGATGCACCAACTGATATATCAGTTGAAGAGATGATAGATAGACAGATAGATGATATGATTGAAGAGATGGAGATTAATGGTTTCTATTAGATTGGGGTATATATGGCATGGTATGATTTATTTGTAAATCGTAGGGGTTTACAAGATACTAGCATTTCTAGTGACATTATCGATGAGGTAGGTACAATAAAAGAAAGCGTACCTAATGATGTTGTTAGAGAGGTTAAGATTGTTGAGGATAATAGGGGTAATACTTTCTTTGATGGTAATATTGAAAGTATACACTCTAAACCTATTAATGAAGGTTCTGTTAGTCTATCCCCTAGTAATTTACAACAATTATTAGGGACAGATGATAAAAATACTTTAGGTCAAATTGTTGAGGGTATTAGAGGTGATTACTCTTTAAAAGAGATTTTTGCTGAGAACGAAGAGATGTCTAAGGATTCAGTGATTGGTTCTGCTATGGAGATTATTGCCGATGATGCATGTACTCCTGATGAGACAACAAATAAAGTTATTATGATTGAATCTTCCGATGAGGGTTTGAAAAAATTCTTAGAGGATTTCTTGATTAACAATATTAAAATTGATGATAGAGTATGGTCTTGGGCATACGAGATTGTTAAACATGGTGATTTCAAACTAAGGCGAAGAGAGTACTACGCTGGTTCTGCTAATAGTGGTATTAAATCTGTATACTATGAAGATGTTATTAATCCTTATTTAGTATCACGAATAGAGTATATGGGGAACGTACTTGGTTATGAGGATGAGGACTACTTATTTGATAGTGGTAGCTATCAAGATGCTGGTCAGTTCTCTTCTGATATGATGAGTGGTAGTGCTAAATTTGAGAAGAGTGATGAGTTTGTACATTTCATTTCTTCTAAACTTTCTAAACGTGAGAAGATTAAATTAAATGTTAGGAAGTCTGATAACACACAAGAAGAGGTTACTTGCTATAGGGTAGTAGGTACTTCTATTGTAGATAGTGCTAGGACTATGTTTAGAATTAATGCATTAATTGATAATATTCTTGTTTTATCACGTATTGCACGTTCAACTCAATTTAACCTTGTTAAGATTGAGGTTGGTAATGCCAATGCTGGTCAAACACAACAAATGCTTTCTGACGTTAGACGTAGGTTTCAAGCTAATTCTAAAATGACTAAGGGTGTTGGGTTTAGGTCTGACCCATCACCTGTTCCAATTAATAGTAATATTTATTTACCCACTAGAGATGGTAAGGGTGATGTTACTGTTGAGAGCATTGGTGATGGTGTTGATGTTCAATCTATTGTTGACGTTGATTACTTTACAGATAAGCTTTTTGCAAGTTTAAAAGTTCCTAAACAATATTTAGGTTTTGCTGAATCATTGGGTTCTATGGGTAACAATTCACTTGTTAAACAGGATTTAAGGTACGCACGTTCAATTTTAAGGGTTCAACAAATTTTGATTAATGGTATTACTGATTTGTGTGAGAACTACTTAAAATATCGTGGACGTGGTTCTGATGTTGGTGCATTTAAGATTTATATGCGTCCGTTACCAACTAGTGAGACATCTACTAGGGTTGAGGAATTTGTATCTAATCTTCAAATGATAGATTCAAGTAGTGCTTTCTTAGACTCATATGCTGATTACATTGATAAGGCTAAATGGCTTAAATCAATGTTAAATCTTGCTAATATTGATGCGAATGAAGTTGCAACAGATAAATTTAAAGACATTCTATCTGCTTTAGAGGATGGTACTTATGATGAGGGCGAATTCGCTACTGAAGAACCTAGTGGTGAAGAGGATGCTCCATGGTAATTAAATAGTGTTGTTTTTATAAGATATATCGTATATAATAGTATTAGTTATATGCGATATATCTTTTTTTATTTTTTAGGTGGTTGAGATGAGTTTAAAAATTAAAAATGCACCTTGCTTTAATTGTGGGGATAGATTTGTTGGTTGTCATAGTAAATGTGTTAAGTATAAGGAATTTTCTGATAGTAGGAATGTCAATAGAGATGTTAGATTACAAGAAATAGATGTTGATACATATTACAATCGTAAGCATTTGTCTATGAGGAGGAGATATTCATGAGTTTATTTGATGATTTACAGAAAGCGATTTTAGATGGTGACATGGATTTAGTCGCTGATTTACGTAGACGTATCATGCAAGGTGAGAGGGATGAAAGTTTAGATAAGAATATGATACAAGCTATAATTAAAAAAGAGCCTGGTAGGGTTATTCGTTCAATCATTAATTCAGATGATTTGGATGAGATTTCTTGTTTTAAAGCGTGTAGTTCATTGTTAACACATAACATTATTGAAGCACAAATAAATAATAGAGACATTAATGATTATCCTATTAATGAATTATACATTATTTTAGGTACATTCATTAATGATGGTTTAGATAGAGGTAAAGATGACTTTAAAAAATTTGTTACAAAAAGGTACAAGAGATTCATTTAACCTTGATTTGGAAGATATTCTAAATGAGGAGTATCTTCCTTTTTCTTTTTTAATTGATAAAAATAGGGATGCTAGGTATTATGAGGATTTCTTAACAAAATATCAAGCAATAGCTTTTGACAATAGATATGATAAACTTCTAAAAGAGGGTAAATCATTACAATCTATTAATGAGGCAACAAAGAAAGAGTTGCTAAGTGGTGCTGAAAGTAAAAGAAAAGCTAGAGCAAAAAAGTTAACGACTACATATAAAGGTGTTAATAATGATGGGTGCGTTGAGTTTATAACAAATAGTCAATATACACCTAATAAGAAATATCAACAAAAGATAAAGTTAAATGATGTCAAGGATATAAAAGCATTAAAGGATTTCAAGAAGTCTGAGATAACACGATTGTTATTAGATGGTGATTTGTCAGTATACTGTAGCTGTGAGGATTTTCTATACAAAGGCTATAAGTACATGGCATGGAATATGGGTTATGGCTTAGATAAAGAAAATAGATTTCCTAAAATTAAGAATCCAAATTTAGAGGGTACTATTTGTAAGCATTTGATAGCTGTTTTGTCTGTTATGTCTTTTAATAACAATAAAATAACAACTGACTTATTTAAAACTAAAGTGGTTGGTTCTTTACGAGATAAGAATAGTAGTAATTTATCTAAATTACGGAGTAAAGAGGCTTTAACTAAGCATAAAAATAGGTGGAATGGTTTAGGCAAGGATATAGCAAAAGGTAGAAATGCTAGGTTAAGGAGTAAAAACAAGGCAATTAGTGTTTCTAAAGGTAGGCATAGGTAATTATAAGTAAATTAGTAAGGTACTATATATAAGATTAGTACATAAGTTTAATACGTTAAATGCGTTTTTTGAGGTAAAGGAGTATTTCTAGTGTCTACATATTTAGTTAAGTATAGGTTAGATTCTAAAGTATTCAAAGATGTCTTTGGTGACAATTTAACGTCTGTTTTTGATTTACCAGAATTGAAAGAGACAAACATTAAGAATAAAAAAGCAAAAGATATCTATGAGACTTTGTTAAGTCAGTCTAGGCTATATAACGTAAACTCAACTCCGATAAGCGACTTGTTTGTTAAACTAGATAAACAATATGGTCTATCCGAGGGTTCTGAGGTATGTTGTGTGTATACAGATAAGCAAGTTGATACGTATAAGTTCTTAGGGATGGACGTGTCTGATGATTTTAATGTGTATATTAAAACATACAGTGGTTCTATTCGTGTTGAGAGTTTGTATAATAGGGATTTAATTCTTAATTCTAATTGTGAATTTGACAGAGGTCAAACAAAAGGTAAGATTTCAAGAAGTAGAGCCAAAGAGATTGCTAATGAAGTATTTAGTGAAAATGGTATGGGTTATGATATAGCACGTGCAGTAGCTACAGCTTTGAAATGTGGTGGTGCATACTCATTAGCTAGTGGTGTTAAGAAGATGAGTATCAGTAGTACAGAGGAGGCAATGGATTTATTGTCTAAGAGCGTTCTTGCTGATATTGTTAGAAATTACACTGGTGATGATGGCTCTAGTTCAGAGAATGATGTTTTCGATAGTATTGTTTATAATATCGTAAAATCAAAAGTAAATGTACAGAATATGGCTGTTTCTGATGAGACAGTTAATGATATTGTATTTGTTACATTAAAGTACTTATTCTATTATTGGGGTACAATCGCTGGCTTATATTCTAGGGTTAAGGTTGTATTAGGTTCTTTAGATACGTTATCTTATATTGCTAGGTTGCAGTTAGGTGATACAGATTTCTTCGCTCAATATAAAAATATGTATGAGTTTAGAGAGATGCATCCTAGTGAAGAGTTTGATAACGCAACTGAGTTGGCTGAACAGCCAGCTGTTGGTTTCTCTTTAAGTGGTATTGTTAAGACACATGCGTATACAGATTATCTAGCTATTAAAGGTGCTAGTGATATCATGCTTAATATTGATAGTGCTGAAGCTTTTAAAAACTTTAATGATATTCTTATTTCCAATGTTGATAATACAGACCAAAATTCTTTAGGTGATATTGAAACATTGTCTAATGAAGAGTTACAGGCTTTAGCTAATATCGATGCATTACGTTATATGACTAGCGATGATTCTTCATTAAATCCTAGTGCATACGATTTATCTGACAAAGACGAGAGGGATTTGTACTTTGATAGTGTTGTTAGGACATATGATAAAAAGTTCAAAGCATATAAACCTGTTAAAGATACTGGGATTGTAAATTCTTTGTTGGATACTGTTGGGAATGGTACTATTAATTCCTTAGAGTTGATTACTAGGGATGCTGAAGATGATGGAATTACTGATGTTATTTCATTGACAGGTACTGAGTTACAGATTGATACAGATAAGAAGATGTTACGTAGGATTCTTATGTTAGTTCATAAGATGAGTACTAAGTTATTGAAGAAATTCTTATAATATGGATAGTGTTATCACAAAAGATAAAGTTACCTACATTGATACTGAGTGGCTTAAAAAATTACATTCATTTAGTAGTGTTAGTAAGTTTTTTATAAAATCAACGCAGTTTACCAAAAAGGGTGAAAAGAAAAAGATACGAGAACTTAAAGATAGTAGAGATTATGTTAGGGTGTCGGTTTCAGATGCTGATAGTGAATTTATTAATATCTTGGGGTTGTCTGTTAATGTATTGAATGGTGATATAGCTTTAGGGTTAAATATTACAAGTGATTATATTGTTATAGGCAATATATCTAGTGTTATAAAGTCATCATTTAAGGTTAAAAACTTGCCTGAGTATTTTAATATCAATATGTTTTTAACTATGGTTAAGTTTAATATTGAAATGCTTGAAAATAGTATAGTTACTGTTCTTAGGGATATGTATGAGAGTACATTACCAGATAGTCAATCAAATTCTATTGTATACGCTATTGTTAGGAAAAAATCTGAGTTATCTGACATAGATGATTTCATAACAGATGTTATGGATATGATTTCTTATGGGTATAATCCTGTGAGGGGTTTCATAGATTCATGTGTGTCTTTATCTTGTAAGTTACAATCACAGGCCGTACTATTCTATGGTTCTTTTATAGAGAATATTTCTAGTGATGATATAGTAAATACATATCAGTATGTTATTAAAAATAGAGATTCGATTGATTGGTCTGATATTATTAAGACTTCAAAACCTAATTTAGATTTATTGACATTATACTATATCTCAGAGGGAGTTCCTGTTGCGTATCTTATTGCATTGCTTTCTTATGGCTTCTTAATAAAACAGAGAAAGATAGAATATGCATCTAAGCCTAATGTAAATAAAGAGATAGAGTATAGTAGATTTCTACATAGAGTAGCTAACTCTATACAATCAAATAATTATAGTAGGGATAGCGTAAAGACTATTGTTTACAATATAATTGATGTTTTTATATGTAAGGGTAAGTTTAATCTACTACAGTATGCTATTGAGAATGATAAAATATCAATAGTTGAGTATTTATTAAAGTCATTGAATGTTGATTGGGTATTGAGTGACAATACCATTTCAGTTGATTGGTTTTCTGCAATAGTTGTTGATTACATTAAGAATATATGTCCTTTGGTATATAATGGTTCAATGTATAGAAAAACTATGTTAAGTAGGCAGAAAGATTTTGTTAGAGTATCTATTCCGAAGTTGTATCATGTGGGTAAATTGGTAGATGATATTTCATATCCCTTGTTAGGGTTATTTAAATAGTAAATTAGTGAGGTTTCGATGAGAGGTTATCTCTTTTATAAAGATAAGACACTTCTAGAATTGAGAAAGTTTTTGACTGTAGGTGATTCTATTTTTGGTAAATTTAGACCGCAAGCAGTTTCTTTCATTAAATACGCTAAGAGTGACTTAGATTCTGAGTTAGAATTAATGGCTCAGAATGGTAATTTTAGTTTAGAGAGTATCAACTTAGAAAATGTGTTTCCTACTAAGTATAAGTGGTTTGTTAAAGATGTAAAGCTTAAATCTCTTAGGAAATATTTACATGAGGTTGAGAGTCGGATTGGTGAATTTCAAGGTGGTAAGGAAGATAATCTTCGCTTATTGGTTGGTATTCACTTTTTAAGGTTTTTATTACTTTCTAAGATTGTAACATTGTATGTTTCTACGTACAGTGAGATGAGACGTGTTGGTCTTGATGCTGATAAGTTAACTTTGAATGATTTAGGATTAGGTCAATCTATTTTGAAATATATTAATTCATTTGAGGAGTTTGATACTAAGACTATTGATGATTGGTTGGCTTTGAGTGTGGATAGTTCCACAATGAAATATTACTTCTCAACTATGAAAAGGATTATGACAATCTTAGATTTCAGATAATAGGGGTTATACATGTATAGTATTAGTAATTACTTTCCGTTTTTAGATAAGGCGGATTTTGTTAAAAACGTGCGTGAGGTTCATGCAGTTGAAGAGTTCTTAGGTTATGAGCCTTTAGTTGTTGATTTAGATTCATCTACTAAAGATTCATCTAAAAAAGTATTTAAAGCCTATAGGATTATGCCTAGTAATACACTATTCTTAGCAGAACTACCTAATACTGTTTTCAATATTTTTAGTGGTACATTCGGTAGTGAGATTATTGTTGATATTATGGAATTTGACTATCAAGCTGTTGCTAACTTGATTGAGGTAGATTTAGTTAATGACATTGATAGAGCAATATTCCAATGCAATGGTGCTTATCTTGTTGAGGATATTTTAACAGATACATTCATTAATGCATGTGCTAATGGGTTGGATGTATCATCTGAGACATATTCTGAGTATAAGGTATTAGAGGATTCAGATAAACTAGATACAGTGTCTATGTCTGAGTGGTTGTTTAGTAATGAACATATTGATGAAAGTTATATTATGGAGTCTGCGTTAGATACATTACAACTTCTAAAAGATAGACGTAAAAAAGGTAAATCTAATGATGCTGAAGATATTAAAGGTAAGGACGCTGTATATACTTGGTTAGATGCTTATTTTTCTTTACCAGAGGGTGAGGAGATGAAGAGTGGTGGTCGTGAGGTAGTTCCATTACTTATTGGGCCAACTGCTGTATTTAAATCTGCTACTGTTAAAGAGTTGTGTAAAAAATATAACTATAGGATGGTTGACTTTAGGGTTGCATTTACCTCTAGGTTGGACTATAGTGGTCTATTCCAAATTGGTGAGGTAGAGGGTAAGAAATATAGTTATGCTTGTCCTATGGAAGAGATTGTAGTTTGTTCTGATGGTTTCCGTGAGTTTTGTAAACAATCATACCAGAAATTAGAAGATATTCTACAAAAAGGTTATACTGAGTCTAGTGTAGCATCTGATGGTAATACTGTTGAGACCGAGAAAAAATATTTAACTGATGAGCAAAAAACTAAGATTGTTGAACTACAATTACAGTATAAAAACTATATGCGTACACCAGTTCTATTCTGTGATGAAATTACACGTTGTAGGGATAAAGGTGTAAATGGGATTTTGGTACAACTTCTCAATCAGAAGAAGTTAAATGATATGACTTTAAATGGTTGTAAATTTGTTGCCGCTACTAACTTAGACATTCAAAAAGGTGTTGAGCGTGAGGAATATCGTATGGAATTAGATATGCTTTATGACGTTAACACTGATTTAGACGTAGCATACTCTAATAGGTTTATTCCTTTAAAAGTATATCCTAATGACGTAATGGATAGGTGGTTTGAGTGGGCAAGTGGGACTACTGATAAGAGAGGCTTTAAAGGTGTAACTAATATTCATCCTGTTGTATTAGAGTTTTTAAATAATAATCGTGACATGGTGTATACAGATAAGCCTGTATTGGATGCTATTGCTGAGGGTTTATCTGATAATGAACAGCGTACACAAGTATTCCCTAACTATCGTACATGGGATATGTTGTCAGATTATTTGTACTCAGTTGATAAAACTGCTGAGGCTGAAAATGATGGTAAAGAAGATAGTGGTGAGGAAAAACTTTACAAACGTAAAATCCTAGAGGGTTATGTTTCTAAGTGGTGTTGTGAGAAGTTTATTCCTTTCTTAGAATCTAAAGGTTATAGTAACTACGATGATGTAAAAGAACCTGTTAAAGATGATGTAGGTGACTTCTTATCAACTGCTTTAGAAACAGGCTCTCCTGCTATGTTAATTGGGCCGTCTGCACTCGGCAAGACCAGTCGTGTTAAACAGTATATGAAAAAGGCTAAGATTAAAACAGGTTTAGAGCCTGTATTAATTAATGTTAACTTAGCTAGTAAAGATGCTGTTGACCTTATGGGTATGCCGGTTAAACAATCACTAACAGAATATGTTGGTGGTGGTATTCTTAAAGGTAGTGGTCTTGATGATGTATCTAAGGAGTTACAAAGTGTAGTAGCTAATGTATCTGCTGACATTAAGTATGGTATGACTGATATCATGACTTTGAGAGCCCCTGATAAGACAATTAAAGATAGGTTTGTAACAGCACTTAAAGAGGGTAGAGAGGTTATCCTATTCTTTGATGAGGTTAATAGGGTAAGTTCTAATACTGTTACATCTGCTGTATTTGAGGTTATTTCTGACTATCGTTTCGCTGGTGTTGACTTCTCTAATTATAAAGATAAGGTTAAAGTAGTTGCCGCTTGTAATATGGCTTGGGAAGGTATGGACGATGAAGCTGGTGGTTATGGTGATACAGGTACACTTGACCCTGCCTTTGCCGCTAGGTTCTCAATCTATTGGAAGAAAAACTATGATGAGAATGATGTAGCATCATGGATTGAGTTTATGGAATCTCAAAAAGAAGAGGGTTTAATTGATGGTACATTGATTGAGTTCTTCAAGGGTTTAGATACAGAGCAAGCTTTAAAAATTATGGCTAGTGTTGAGAAACGTACATTGGAAGATGCACAACCATCTACACGTAACATGTTACAACTATCTAAAGATATTAAATCTATGCGTGGTAAGAGACAAGAAAATGGCACATTTAAAGCTAAGGCTTTCAATGGTAAAATCTTGTTTACCGATGACGTAGTAATGCAGTTTGAAGACTTAATCTTAGAAAGGCAGTCTGACTCTTTAGAAAGTCATGCTCAAAAAACAATTAAGTTCTTGGATTCATTATTATATGGTAGCGATAGTTGGGAATCTTTGTTAATTGGTGATACTGTTAAAGTTGGTGATACATCAATTTCCGCTAGTGATATTGTTGATAGCTTGGCTCAGTGCAGAGATGATTTAAAACAATTTACACTTAAACCTATGTCTGCTGATGATAGAGTTGAGTGTAGTGATACTATTGATTTAGTAGAGGATTTAGCTGGTTTTGTAAGGCAATTAGATATCAATACTAGTAATAAGCGTGAAGATATGTTTAAAATGTATCTAGGGGAAAGTATTTTAGGTGAGTTTACTAAATACTTCAATAATACATTTGGTACAAATCTTGATGAGGATATCACTATTGAGCAGTTAAGTGATAAAACTCTTATTATTCCATTTATGAAGATTGTACAACGTAACTTCTCTAAATATAGTGGTAATACTGAGAGCATTGTTAAGTATTGCTTAGACTTGTGTAATGATTTCATGGAGGCTCATGGTAAAACATTACCTAATGAAAACTATGCAATGTTCTTAACAGGGATTAAAGACATTTTACCTAATGCAGATAATATGGTACTTTTCTTGAAGAGGTCTGGTGAAAATCTAGAGGATATGTATCAATTAGCTGAGGGTGTTGGTGATGATTGGATTATAGATATTACTAGTGATTTTGGTAATAAAGTATCTAGAGAAGATATTGAAAATATCAAAAAAGCTATTAAAGAAAGTAAAAAATCAAAGACACCTAAGAATGTTAAATACAATGTATTATAATTAGTTTGTATGATAGAGGTGTTATATTCATTATGATTTTGTCTTGGATATACACCTCTATTACTTTATGGAAAGAGATATAGATATGCTAAGTTTTAAACATGTTAATGATTTTATTTCTAGATTACCTGTTGATACATTACCTGATTTTGGTGATAATGTTGTAAGTAGTGGTGATTTAGTTGAGTGTTATGCACCAGATTTTGACTTCTCAGTTTTAAATACTGCAATTCGTTCTTATAATCCTTATAGTTCTAAGATTATTGATAATGGTGTAGATTTTGTTGAATTAAATGATACAATTTATGTTGATGGTCTTAAAGTAGATGTAAGGTATTATGTTTCTAAGGGTGCATATGGCAGTGGCACTATTGTTAAATTAGTAACAGATGCTGTATACTCATTTGTTAAGGGTGAGTATAGGACTTTTAGTGGGTTTAATACATATAATGCTTTCATTGAAAAATTTGTTGTTTAATTGATTTGGGGGATTATTAATGGGGTTATCTATTAATGAGCGAAATAGAAGAAAGAGAGTATTAGACTATATTAATAGCTTATCTACTGAAGAGGTAGAGGAGTTAAAAAGTTATAATACAATCACAGAATCTCTTAATAGTGGTAAGTATGTCAACATGCAAGCCATTCAAGATATATTAGACAATAATACTTTTGAAAAAATTGTATTTGGTGAGGGCGATTCCTTTGATGATAATAAGGCAGTAATTAGTTTGTTCTTCATGTCTAATAAAAATGTAAAATTAGCCGAGGGTTCTAAAAATGTATTTAGAATTATAGTCAAACGTGATTTATATTCTAGAGATGATGAAAAGTACTTTTATGTTGAGAGTGGTTTTGAGGATACACCATATAGCATTACTGACTTTAACGAATCACCTATAAAATATAACACTAAAGAAGCGACAATGACATTTGATTTGTTGGTAGATAAGTGTGATTATAATGCTATCTACGATTCAATGTTGCCTTTAGTTGAAAATAATTTAAAGCGTTTTGATTTAATGGCTTATTCTTTGTTTAAGTCGGATTCTATTAAACATTTGAGGAATTTCAATATTTCTACATTAGCCGTTGGTCTACATAAGAAAACAGGTAGATATATTTATCACTATAACCCTAGATTTATTCTTAGGGAAGCATTAGAGGAATATGTTAATAGGGGTGAGTTATATAATTCATTACAGGATTGTTATGTGTACTTGTTAACATTCTTTATTGCTCATGAAATGGCACATTTGATTACTAACAATCAAGTTCATTTTAGTGGTGGTAATAGCGATGTTGATTTAGATGGAACATATGCTAGTGGTGGTATGGATAACGTAGTTATGGATGGGTTTATTAATGCTAAACTTAAAGTAGCATTAGCTAGAACTCCTAACCTAACACGTAATGGTTCTGCTAATGGTGTATTCCCTGCTAATTGTATTAAAGATACAATTCATATGAGGGTACAGCATAATGTAGGTTTAAAGAAATTTAAATCTGCTGATGATATGGTTAAGACAGTTGTTGCTACGCTAAATAAGGTGTCAGGTTTAGATAAAGAAGCAACAGTTGATATAAAGAGATGTAAAGATAGTTTAAGTAACTATTGGGGTGCTGATGTTTTTTGTAATTTCTTTGTAGGTTCTGCTTTCAGAGAGTTACGTGCTAGTTCTCACATATTCCAAAGGGTTATTACTGATGTTGTTAGGGTATTGACAAGTGGTAAGATATATTGGAGTAAATCTGGTGGAATTACTGATGAAGAAAAAGTTTCTGATAAAGAGATTTTAGCTAATGGTACACTTGTAAAAGTTAAGGGTACTAATATTGTAGGTATTATTAAGGGATATAAACCTGTTAAAAAAGATGACTATATTACTCTAGATGTATATACAGTTAATAAAGCTAAGATTGATAGTGTTGATGTTACTGATTTAGGTAATGGTGCTAAATTAAACTCACCTGTGTATATTGATAGTGGTGATTTTTATGCTGATTTAGATAGGAAATATATCATACCTATTGATGGTTCTTATGGTTCATGGGTAGAGGGTACTACTGAAGAGAAGACAAGTTTATCTGCTGAAGATTTAGCTGACGATTCTTCTGATAGTAGTGACTCTAGTAATGACATGGGTGATATGGGTGGTGGAACACAGCCTAAGTCCGTTAAAGTCGGTGACATAGTATGGATTTCTAAGAAGAAGAAATTTGGTATTGTTACATCGATTGTAAATGGTTCATTCCATGTAGAAGATGTGAGAGAAGAACCTTGTATTGTTTTAGACGATTCAGATAATCATTTATAATGGGGGTATAAAATAGATGGCTAAAAAACAGTTAAAGAAAAGAATATTTGTACCTACAGGTAATGATTTAGGTGAATTCACTATTTTTGATTTACAGCCAGTAGATGTTACTTTTGTTGATAGTGATGACAATTCACAACAGAGTAGTGGTGATAGTAAGATGGGTGGTTCTAGTAGTTCTATACCTGACCCTGTAGATAGTAACCCTTTGAGTAAGGGTAGTAGTTCCAATGGCTCACAGGGTTCTAGTGGTGGTAATAATTCTAGTGATGAATTTTCTAAGCAGGACAGAGATTTAGATAATGACCTATATGGTGAAGATTTAGATACTGATAGAGAAGAACAGAGCAACAATAATAATTCAGATGGCGAAGGTGGTTCATCTGGTGATGATGGGAGTGGTGAGAGTGGTGGTTCTTCTGGTGGTATGACATCAGAGGATAATTCCTATGCACCACCTAATTATGATGGTTCTTCTAATATGGGCGATGATAGTAGTTCTTTAGATAGTACATCTGAAATGGAAGATGCATTAAATAAAGAGCAAGAGAATATGTCTGATACTGCTAAGGAGAGAGCAAGTGAGGTTAGTGGGGAAGGTTCACAATCTTCTACTTCTCAAAAAGAGGGTAACTCAAATCAACAGAGTGGTGATAATTCTCAACAAGGTGGGCAATCTCAGTTAGGAGATAGTCAATCTTCTCAGTCATCTGATTCTAGTGGTGGTGATAATTCTCAACAAGGTGAGGGTTCTCAATCGCAAGACAATCAAGCAGGTAGTGGTAGTAGAGGTGATAAAGGGAATAAACCTAATGATGACTTTAAAAAGGCACATGATACTAAAGGCAACGATTTAGATGATACTGATGGTAAGGGTGTTGTTGATAAGATTGTTAGGGAAGCCGCTAAACGTATGCAAGAAGAGTTAGATAAAGATGAGACATTAGCTAACACTAACCAACAATCTTTAGACAACTATAAAGACTTTGGTGCTGGTACAATGACTACACTATTTAAAGGTAATAGTATGGTTGCTGATTGGAAAGCTAAATTAGAAAAACTTTTCAGAAAAGCATTAGGTCAACGTATTACTATGAATCCTAACATGATTAATAAACGTATCGAAGACGCACCTCCTGGTAGGGAAGATATTGAAACACAGATGGTTAAAGTTGCTGTTTTGATTGACTGTTCAGGTTCTATGGGTAGTGGTGCTTTTAAGAAAGTTATCATGCAGATGGATGCAATGATTAAAGCCGATAAGCAGATGAGGAATGTATTATTCTACATCATACCTTTTGAGGCTTGGAGTGCCGCTGAATGTGTTAAGCGTATGGTTAAGTGTAAAGGCACTAAACTTAAAGCTGAATTGATGAAATTTAAAGCAGAGGGTGGTACTAATATTGTCCCTGGTGTTCATGCAATGATGAAGAAAGTTAAAAACCCAGACTCTATTATTGTATTATCTGACTGTGGTGTTACTGTTAGTACAACTGTCTCAGATTCTACCTATCAAAAGTGGTTAAAGAAATATCGTGATAGGATTATTTGGGTATTAACTAGTAAAAGAGATATTTCTTATATGAGTGCGATTGACCCTTATGCTAAGAAACAAGATAGATATGTAGTGTTTAAGGGCAATGGTGATTAATTTCACGTAAAACATATAAATATTTTTGCACGTATTATATATCAATATGTACAATATGAGAGGATATGCACATTTTGTATATCCTCTTTTCTTTTAATGGTCTATCATGCAGATATTTATGGTAATAATGTTTTCAAGATATATAAATTGGTGTACATTATAGACCTTAAAAGTAGATTTTGTATTTCAATTTTATACATATTGTTAACTATCAATTTGTTAGTTGATAATGTTTTATTGTTACTTTGGGGGTATTAAGGTACAACATGAATAATAGTGAAAAGACATACTTATCAGATATTTCTGTATTTGATAGGAGTGTATATGAGAGTAATGTACCTACGGATTCTACCTCTAATTCTGTTCTAAGGGTAATTAGAGGGCCGCTTGCTGAGTGGGATTCTCTAAATAGGAATGGTAGAAAGTATTCTGAGAAGTTATGGGATAATGTTCTTGCTAGTCCATACGTAACAGAACAGTTAATGTATAATACTCTATATGGTGAGGCTAATCACCCCGCTGATAGGATGGAAGTAGATTTTGAGAGGGTTTCTCATAGGATTGCTAAGATGTGGAAAGTGCCACAATCTAACCAAATCTTCGGTGAGATACATATTCTTGATACTCCTTTTGGTAGAATCATTAATACATTATATGAGGCTGGTGGTGTTATCGGCTATTCATCTAGGGCTGGTGGTGCATTACATCAACGTAAGGATTATATTGAGGTAGATGAAAATCAATATAACTTTATTACATTTGATGCTGTTCCATTTCCGTCCGTTCAGTCTGCACGTCCAAATGATGTTGTAACTGAGGGTGTAGTTGAAAAACAGGCACTAGAGACAAATGTTCATAACGCTCTTTTTAAAATTATTAAAGAGTGCGATGAAAAGGACTTTAAAAATATTAAGTCCTTTATATATAGCATTGATGGTTATGACTTAACACCTGAGATGTTATTACTTGAAAGTGTTGAGGATATAATTGTTGCTAAACGTGATGAAGCTGTTGTAGATGACGGAGACACTATTGAGGTTATTGATGATAGTGAATCACAAATTGATACTTTACAGCGAACACTTCAATCTATTAAGGCTCAAAAACAATCTCTTGAAAAAGAAAATGAGGGTTTGAAACAAAGTTTAGATAATGCTCTAAATAAAATTTCAAATGTACTTCAAGACTCTAAAAATAAAGAGGTTGAGATACAATCTGAAGTTGAAAGCCTAAAAGACACTATTGCAAGGAAAGATGCACAGATTATTGAGTTGCAAAATGAGATTGATGGGTTACAGTCTGATTTAGATGAATTAAACTCTATTGAGGAAGCCTGCAAGGCATTAAAGTATCAAAATACTTCTCTAATTCAAGAGGGTGTGACTACATCTAATAGAGAGTTAGAACGTAAGCTAGATGAGAGTTTAAAAACTAATAAGTCTTTAAGTGAGGATAATAAAAATCTTTCACAAGGTAAAGACAAATTAGAAAATGAATTATCTGAAGCTTATGATGAGATTGCATTAGCTGTTACTGATATTAATAAGAAAGATGCGTTAATTCAAGCACAGCAAGATACAATCACAGCTTTAAAAACAGATGTACAATCACTAACTGAGGAATTAGATGGTGTTGAGGGTGGTTATCAATCTGCTATTGATAGGAGAGATAACCAAATTGAAGAATACGAACAGAAGATTAAAGACTTAGAGGCAAAAATTAGAAAGCTTAGTGGTGAGGTTGATTCACTTGATGAGTCTTATAATTCCATTAAAGCTGTAAATAAATCAATCAAACATGATTTAATTTCAGTCATTGCTGGTAATTATGGGTTAACAGTAGAATCTGTTCAGTCTAAGTTGCCTGTAGGTTTTAATAAGTCTGATGTATATTCTATTTGTGAATCCATGAGTAATAACAATAGTATGAATACATTTAAAAATTCTATTGTAGATACTCAAATTGTTAATGAATCTTCCCGTGTTAGAAAAGAGAATATCGTAAATGCTAAGCCTAGAGTTGGTGAGTTATTCTCTAATCGGAGGGGTTAGTGTTCATTACTATATAAGTTAGTATAAATTTTATTTTAAGGGAAATAATTTAACATATGAAAACAAATATTTATGAGCAATATCGTCCATTGTTGGAATCTTGGAGTGCATATACAGATGTAGTTAAAGAACATGTAGAGGGTTACTCCGATGTAGAAGCAACTCAACTTTCTTTGTTGCTTGAAAACACAAAATCTGAATTAGAAATGACTAAAGGTCGTATGATGAATGGTACAGCTATTCATGAAGGCACTGACATTTCTATGGTTAACACTTTCACTTCTAATGTGTTCGATATTATCACAGCTGTAATGCCTAATTTGATTGGTGAATAAAAATATTTGTTCGTAGTCCTTATTTTCAGTAATGAGAGTAAGAAAATACACTTAATTGCTAGGAGTCCGTAAAGCTAACTAAACTACAACATAACTTGAAAGAGTAGGTGTGAATGTGGCGAAAGCAGA